TACAGGTATTGATGAAGGTCTATTAGAAGTAGCCAACAAAGAAGGTGAAACTTGGAACGACATCTTCACCAAAGTAGCTTTAGACCGAGTTCTCTATGGAGGATTTGCTCTTGAGTTGATTTGGTCTAACGATAGAACGAGTATCGCTGAAGTATATCACGTTGATTTCTCTTATGTAAGAGCACATAAGATGGATATGAGAGGTGATGTGCCAGGATACTATATCTGGAAAGATTGGTCTAAATCTCGTTCAGTAGTTCCTTACAAAAAAGATATTCCTTATCTACCAAAGTTCTCTCAAAGAAATAGAACTGAACCATCTCAACTCCTTTACTTCAAACCTTATACAAGTGGTTTGGATTACTACCCATTACCAGATTATATGGGTGCATTGAAAACGATTGAGTTGGATGTACAAGTAGATAACTTCCATAACAATAACTTAAAGAATGGTCTAGCCCCTTCACTTGCTATCACTACATTTACTGATGCAAACGATGAGGAGAGAGAAGCTATTGAAAGAGCACTCCGTTCAGCATACGCAGGAACCGACAACGCTGGTTCTTTGATGTATATGGATGTTGCAAATAGAGACCAAATGCCAGAGATTGTACCAATCCCACAAAATGGCGCTGATGGTTATTACACAACTGTAAATGATATGGTGACTCAAAAGATTTTGACTGGTCACCGAATCACTTCTCCAATGTTGTTAGGTATCAAGACCGAAGGACAACTTGGTGGTAGAGCCGAGTTACTTGATGCATACGCACACTTCTTGACTACCGTCATCTATCCTATGCAGTCAGACATTTTGAAGACCTTTGAGAGGATTTTCAAAATCAATGGTATTGACACTACATTGGGTGTAGAACAAATCCAACTCTTCGCTGATGGTGAAGAACAAACCGATGTAGTAACATCAGTAGAAGCAGAAGCTGGAGAAGACCTAATTTTAGAAACTAAAGCAGAAGGAGTTCAATAATGACAACAACCTTATTCATATCAGAAAACAAGTTGAAAAACTTTACTGACCTCAATGATATGGTTGACCCATCATTGTTGAAAAACGCAGTTAGAGAAGCACAAGATATTCACATCCAAAGAATCTTGGGATACAAATTGTACCAAAAGATGATTACGGATGTAAACTCATCATCACTCACAGGTTACTACAAAACCTTGATGGATGATTTTTTACAAGATTCATTATTGTATTGGGCATACTACGAAGCACTTGAAGCCATTTGGTTGAGACCAAGAAACAACGGATTGTTGATTCCTCAAGGTGGTGCAGAGGCTTTGGCTGCTGATACAAATACTTATGACAAGAAGAGAACTTCAGTAAAGAATAAAGCTGAATGGTACTCTGAAAGAATGGTTGGTTGGATTATTGACAACGAGACTCGTTTTCCAGAATTCGGTACTGAAACAGGTATGGAAATTGTTCCTGACCAATCTTCTCAATTCAAATCACCATTTGTAACACGAACTGGTTATGTTGACCAAATGGAAAAACTTGGTGTCAAGGTTGTTGACTCAAGATACAAATATTTACCACAATAAAGGATAAACGATGGCAAATTACAATCTTACATCCCAAAACATCAAAGACACTTATCAACAATTAGTTCAGGTAAGTGGGTCGGCATTAGTAGATGGAACTGGTAGTTTGGTTACTGATTTTGATTATGTATCAACATCAACATTCAACGCATTCTCTGCTTCTATCTCTTCTTCAGTAGATAGCAAGGTATCAACTACTACGTTCCTCGCTTACACATCATCTACATCAGCTTCACTATCAAGTATTGAAACTCAAATCGCTCAACTTGAAGCTGGTTCAGGTTCTGCTAGTTGGGATTTGATTACTGGCAAACCTGATGGATTGGTAAGTTCATCTGCTCAAGTTGATTTATCATTAGCAACAGGAACTGCTGCAAATGCTACTAATGCTACTAATGCAGACAACATCGCATTATCTGCTGACTCAACAAATACAAATAGGTATGTATCATTTACAGCAACTGCTAATGGTGATGGAACACTTCTTACTGATGCAGGACTTTTGTATAACTCTTTTAGTAATACACTTACTACAACAACAGTAGTAGCAAATGTAACTGGTGATTTGACTGGTAATGCAGATACTGCTACTTCAGCAACTACGGCTACATCAGCATCTTACGCAACAAATGCCGATACATTAGATGGTTTACAAGCATCAGCATTCGCTCGTTTAGCCGTTGATAACAACTTCACAGGAACTCAAAACTTTGATAATATTTCAGTAAGCGGAACTGCAAGTATTGCTTACTTACAATCAGTAACAGGTTCTGCTAAAGTAATCGGTGATGCATTCATTATCTTGAACGCAGCTACACCATCACAAAGATACGCCGGTGTAAAGGTTTACGATAGTGGTTCTTCACCAGTATCAACAGGTTCTTTCCAATGGGATAGTGAGAACAACGATTGGTTCTACGAGTATCAAAAAGATGCTACCGATTACGCAGTTGCTCTATTTGGACCAGAGTTCGATACTAAAGGAACTCCTACATACCCAACATCAAATGTAATCCAAAAAGGTACAGGTGGTCACCACTTGACTGGCTCTAACATCACGGATGATGGTCTTACTGTAACTGTATCAACACCACTTTCAGCTTCGGCTATGAAACTTACAAGTGGTGGATTGACATTTGCTGATGGAACAACACAAACTACTAAAGCATTAGGTGGTCTTGTATCAGGAACTGGAACTGATTCCATAAGGTCTTCAGATAACCTAACTACGATTCCTGCTGCTGCTAATAATGTTAGAAGTATAGCTATTGGTGATAACGCACAATCAAATTCAAGTTTTGGGTATGGTTCTGATAATATTTCCATTGGTTCAAGAGCATCCACAGGTGGTGGAACTGGTGTATATGCACAAATTGCAATAGGTTCAGGAAGTAGTTGTAATGGTGATGCTGCTATCGCAATCGGTAGAGGAGCAGACGCTGGGCCTTCCCAAGATATGATTGCTATTGGTGATGGTGCTCGGGCAGGATTTGGAACACCAGGTGGTGGTATTTCTATCGGTTCATCTGCTAAATCAGACCAACGAGGTATTGCAATTGGTATTGAGGCACTTGCAAAAAGTAGTAGTGCTGTCGCAGTTGGTTATAAAGCTAATGTAGTTGGTGATTACTCACTCGCTATTGAACTTGGAACTACTTTTCCAAACGCAACAGGTGTACAAACCATCAACATTGGTAAAGACATCAACAACCAAAATGGTTACTCAACGGCAATCGGTCACAACCTAACCAATAATGGTACGGGTGGTAACGTATTGATTGGTAGAAGTATTACCACATCAGGTGACTATTCTATTGGTATTGGTGAAGGTGCACAAGCCTCTTCACAAGGTGGTATTGCTATTGGTAATAGTGCTAACTCCGCAGGTAATAGTGTTGCTATTGGTGCTGGAGCTACTATGGGCAACTCTTATGGTTTCGCTGGTGGTTATAATGCAAGAGCAAACAATGACGCAAGTATCGCAATCGGTGGAGACATAAACGTATCATCAAATCAAGCTATTGGTATTGGTACTGATACAACTATTGATGGTTCTTCTCGTAGAGCAGTTGCATTAGGACAAGATGCTGATATTGCTACATCAGAGGGTGGTATTACACTTGGTGGTCAAGCAAAAGTAACTGGCGCAACAGGTGGTATTGCTATTGGTTGGGGTTCATCAACCACAGGTGCATATGGTATCGCAATCGGTAGTGGTTCTAAAGTTACTGCTGCAAGTGAAATCAATATTGGTGGTATTTACCAATACAATGGTTCTACTGCAATTACATTGAATAGTGCTGTAAGTGCTAGTGGTAATGTTGAGGTTGCCGGTCAGTTGTTCTCACCAACATTTGCTGGTTCAATCGCATCATCTACTTCAAGTATTGACTTTGATAATGGTAACTTTGCAACACTAAACCTAACGGCAGCAACATTCTTGGCAAACCCAACTAATCTAAAATCGGGAACTACTTACACAATCATCTTGGATAGTGGTTCGTTGATTTCTAACCACGGAAGTGCTTGGAAGTTCGCAGGTGGAACTACACCTACTTACTCAAATGGGACTGATGTTCTTACTTGTGTAAGTGATGGTAGTTCACTTTACGCAACCGCATTGACTAACTTCTCATAAGGAGTATAAGATGGATGTAAAAGATAGTGTAGCCAACACAACAACGATTACTGGCGTATTCGCATACTTGATGAACTTTCAAGC